CAATTGAACAAAAGACGGGACTAAATTTTCATCCGAAGTTGAAAGACGATACAGTTGAAACCGCAGTACCCAATTTAACAGAATGGTCAGGAGTACAATAAATGAAATTACTAATTACGTTATTTTTAAGTTTATCTATGATTGGTTGTACATCAATTAAAGATAAAGTTCCCAGTTTCTGGGATGACAATCAAAGTAAAATAAGTATAGATATTAGGCAAGAAATAAATCATTTGGATTGTTCGCAGCCGCATCTACCCCAAATCGAAAAAATTCAAAGTAAGATAGAGTGGTTCTTATTATATTCGGAAAGCAAACAAACTAAAGATGTATTAAAATTACTAAATCCTATGACGGAGACTGTGGGTGATTTTTATACTAGAAGTAAGGAAAAAGAAGGTAGCGAAGCTTATTGTAACATTAAAAAGAAAATAATGTCTGCTCAAGCAAAATTAATAGCAGAAACTATACATGGGAGATTTTAAATGGATCTGAAAGAAATTGCAAAATGCGGGCAACCTTGGGCGGAAGAAAAGGCTAAAATTGCATTAGAATTACAGGAGCAATATAAAGCTAAAACTATTGCTAAAGATGAATATGTAGAATTGATCAAAGATATGGCAAGAATGGAATCGTTGGATGAGGTTTCTTCTGATATGAAATTAAAAACAGCTTTGGTAACCGCACTCTTTGTTTTAGTACAGATAGTATAGACAAGCACAAATTTAGAATATATAATGTAGTATTATAAGGAGTTTATATGTCGTTACTTGAAAAATTGAAAAAGAATTCTACAATTAAAGAAACTGAAGTTTTGAATAAATCTAAATTCTTTGGTAAGAAGGATATGATTCAAACATCTGTTCCTATGGTAAATGTTGCCCTTTCGGGTAGCTTAGAAGGAGGTTTGACTCCGGGGTTGACGGTGTTTGCAGGGCCATCTAAGCATTTTAAAACTGCATTTTCTTTGCTATTGGCGAAGTCTTATTTGGACAAATATGAAGATGCTATTGTACTGTTTTATGATTCTGAGTTTGGTAGTCCTCAGTCTTACTTTGATTCTTTCGGTATTGACACCTCCCGAGTTTTACATACTCCAATTACGGACATTGAGCAACTAAAGTTTGATATCATGTCTCAGATTAACAATCTTGAGCGCGGAGATCATATAATTATTGTCGTGGATTCTGTAGGTAATCTTGCTTCTAAGAAAGAAGTAGATGATGCGTTGGAAGGAAAGTCTGTTGCAGATATGACTCGAGCAAAACAGATGAAATCTTTGTTCCGAATGATTACACCTCATTTAACTATTAAAGATATCCCTATGGTAGTTGTAAACCATACCTATGCAGAGATTGGTCTTTATCCTAAGCAGATTGTTTCTGGCGGGACAGGAATTTATTATTCCGCCGACAACATCTTTATTATTGGTCGTCAGCAAGAAAAAGATGGTACTGAAGTTACAGGTTATAACTTCATTATTAATGTTGAGAAATCTAGGTTTGTTCGAGAGAAATCTAAAATTCCTGTAGAAGTATTATATGAAGGCGGTATCAGTAAGTGGTCTGGTCTTTTGGATGTGGCATTAGAAGGCGGATTTGTAACTAAGCCGTCTAATGGTTGGTATTCACTTAAAGGCGAAGAAAAGAAATATCGCAAAGTAGATACTTATACTAAAGATTTTTGGATGCCGGTATTAACCTCAAAAGACTTTAGAGAATTTATAGAAAATCGTTATCAGATGGCAACCGGTGATCTGATGTCTAGCTCATTTGATGATACTGATTTAGAAGAGGAGTTTACAAATGCAAGTGAAGTATGAACCCTGGCAAGTAGTAAGAGATGACAAAGAACATTGGGGAGTAAGAATTCTTGAAGGAAAATTCAATGAATTGGCTCTTGCAATAAATGATGTTAAAATGGCAGATGACGATGGAGTTTCTGTAGACTATGACATTATTTACTCTCTATTACCCATAGAAGAAGTTACTGAAAGTCAAGAATTCAATGATACTCTATCTTTTATTATCCAAGACATTTTAGTAAAGGCTATGAATGAGCACGAAAATAGAAACAGTAATACTGCAAAACTTAATACATGATGATGAATATATGAGGAAGGTAATCCCGTTTCTTAAGCGGGATTATTTTTTAGATACAAATGACAAAATCATTTACGACAAAATTACTGCATATATCGAAGACTACAATTCTTTACCATCTAAAGATGCTCTAGTCATTGCCATACAAAATGATAAAAATTTAAATGAAGATCAATATACCGATGTATTCAATTATGTGCAACACTTAGAAGCAACGGATCATAATAAAGACTGGTTGTATAAAGAGACAGAAAAATTCTGCAAGGATAAGGCTGTTTATAATGCAATTCTAACATCGGTTGCTATTTTAGATGGCAGAGATAAATCCAAATCCGAAGATGGAATCCCCTCCTTACTGCAAGATGCGTTAGGAGTATGCTTTGACAATAATGTAGGGCATGATTATATTCTAAATGCAGATAAGCGGTATGAGTTCTATCATAAAGTAGAATCTCGCATACCGTTTGATTTAGAATACTTTAACAAGATCACAAACGGTGGCATGCCTAATAAGACTTTAAATGTAGTCTTGGCGGGAACTGGCGTAGGTAAAAGTTTGTTCATGTGCCATGTAGCAGCAGCTGCACTAAGTCAAGGTAGGAATGTTCTGTATATTACACTTGAAATGGCGGAAGAAAGAATTGCGGAACGTGTTGACGCAAATTTAATGAACATTACGATGGATCAGCTAAAAGAATTGCCGAAGGCATTATTCGATAATAGAATGGATAAGATTAAAGGCAAGACACAGGGTAATCTAATTATTAAAGAATATCCTACTACTGGCGCACACGTAGGTCATTTCAAAGCACTGTTAAATGAGTTACAATTAAAACGTCAATTTAAACCGGATCTTATTGTTATCGACTATTTAAATATTTGTGCCAGTTCAAGATTAAAAGCAAGCTCGGGTGTTAATTCTTATACGTTAGTTAAATCTATTGCGGAAGAACTTCGCGGATTGGCGGTTGAAGAAAATGTACCTATTCTAAGTGCGACACAAACTACAAGAACTGGTTTTGGAAATACAGATGTAGAGCTAACCGACACTTCAGAATCATTTGGCTTACCTGCTACTGTTGACTTTATGTTTGCGTTAATTTCCACAGAAGACCTTGAGAAAATGAATCAATTGATGGTCAAGCAATTGAAGAATAGATACAATGATCCTACATTAAATAAAAGATTTGTAATTGGTGTTGATCGAGCAAAGATGAAGTTATATGATCTCGAAGAATCTGCACAGAAAAATATTTCAGATTCTGGAAATCCGCAAAGACAGTCTTTGCCGAAATATGATAAGCCTCCGCAGTCTAGAGATAGTATGCAAGTAAACAAGGATATATTTACAGCCAACAAGCGTGATTTTTCAAAGATTAGATTATGAAATCTTTAAAAAATACTAGGTTGTCTTCTACTAGGTTGCAAAATGCGGAAACCGAAGTATTAGTACAATTAGATAGTCCAATTGCTATAAGTATTAATGATATTATACCAATGGGTAAAAAAATTAGTTATGTAGAGAATACGCAAGAATCTAAGGTATCAGAAAAATTTAAAAATGATATGATATGGCAGGAAATCCTTAAAAATACTAAATAAATAAAAGATAGCATATTCGAAAGGTGTAATATGAATCTTACTATACTAGGGGCAAAAGATATAAAATTGACAAAAATGCTAAGGATGGCAGCAAAATCCTTCGCACACAAATTACTAACCCCGCAAATGATAAAACATATAACACTAGAAGTACATATATGTGATAAGTTATCTGCAGGCGCATATTGTAATATTGCCGACGATTTGCCAATACCTAGAAAATTTTTAGTAGAGATTCATAGAACAAGAAAAAAGATTCATATGTTTACCGCACTTGCGCATGAAATGGTTCATCTTAAACAATGGGCCAAAGGTGAAATGAAGGAAAAGATAAGAAAAACTAAATACATTACTGTTTGGAGAGGCGAAACATATGAGGATGACGTGTCCTATTGGGATCAACCTTGGGAGTTCGAAGCATATGGACTACAGGAAAGTTTAGTTGCTAAGTTTTTAACAGAACATAATCAATTTAAAAATTTAAGACAGCGCCAAGAAGATTGGTTTGTGTATGATGATCTAGAAAATAGGGATTAAAAATGTAGTTAACTAGGAGTAAAATATGGGAGAAATGATTTTTTCGTTGTATGATCTCATACAAATAGGGTTGATGTTGTTAGCTTGCTATTGTTGCAAAGCATACGGATATCAACAGGGAATTTTAGAAACACTTGAGTACTTTGAAACAAATGGAGTAATTGACATACCTACAGAAGATACAATCGAAGAAGAAAAATAGCAATCTGTTAATAATACCCTAGAGAAACATTCTGGGGTATTATTTTGGCTAAAAATAGTGCTTGACTTCTTGTCCAAAATATGCTATAATAGAGGTATAGTGGAGGAGCAGATATGAATTTTACAATAGGACAGACGGTAGCAATTCAAACTAAGATGCGGTCGGTGCTTCTTGGAGAGGATTACAAATTTGTAACATTTACGGGCAAGGTGGTGCCGAACCCAAAATGGGTAGATACCGACTACGTCTGTGTTTTTACAGGTGATCCGAATCACCCTACCTCCGTCATTCATAAAAAATTTATTGTGGGGCATACGTTCTCAGAAGCTAGAACAAGTGAACGAATATTTCAGGTCAAATCCAAATCAACTGGCAAGACATATATGGTCATGTCGGAAAACGGAACAGTTTCCTGTAATTGTACGGGATATCAATTCCGTAGAAAATGTAGCCATTCTGACAAAGTTAAGCAATTTATCCAAAAAGATGAATCAAATGCTTGACTTTCTATCCGAAAGGCTATATAATTATGTTGTGGTGTAAAAATTTGATGTTATTATTTTATTATGGAGATTTAAATTATGTCTAAATTCACAGTTGCCGGTGTTTCTACTCAAAATGGTATTACCAAAGTTCGTTTTGCGAACGATATTGTTTCCCGTACTAAGCTGCTTGCGAAGGGCGGTCATTCTCCTCTAGAGCTCGTACAGTTGCCAAATGCTATGACGAAGGCAGAAGCTTGTCAGTATCTGCTTGATCTAGGTGGAGTGTTTGCTAGCGATGTTGATCTTATTACAGAGACAATGGGTAAGAAAAATGGTACGCCGATTGTACAAGCTAAAGCAAAAACTAAGCCAGTAAAAGTAGTAGCAAAACCTGCTGCAAAGTCTAAGCCGATTAAAGTTGTTGCACATAAAGTGCAGGAAGAGGATCTTGTAATTACAGAGATCAAAGAATTGGCGGCATAAATAATAGACAATGAACGTGAGTGACGGCGCCTTCGGGCGCTGTTATGTCTTTTAAGGAGTAATTATGCTAAATGAAAATATAACTAAAGTCGGTATCGTTGGGCTAGGTTTTGTTGGTGGGGCAATTGCACAAAATATGTCCTGTGAAATTCGCATCGTAGATAAAGACCTAACTAAATCTACGCATACATATGCTGAACTTAAAGAATGCGATGGCATCTTTGTATGTGTACCTACTCCTATGAGTTTTGATGGAGTGTGTAATACTTCAATTTTGGAAGAAGTATTAGATAATTTGAAGGATTGCTCCGGTCCAATTATTAGTAAATGCACCGCACCGCCCACGGTGTATACTAAATTATCCAAACAGTATCCGAATTTGATCCATGCCCCAGAATTTTTAACTGCCGCAAATGCGAAACAAGATTATCAGTATGGTAAATTTGCAGTCATAGGTGGATCTAATAGCACACATATGAATAAGGCAGAAAGTATTATTCGTATTGGACAAAGAAATTTAATTAGTGTTGCCCATGTTACAATT